AAGGACATTGCAAGTTCTGGTTCGGTTTCTTTTAATAATTCAATGTTTTCTCTTGTAACCACTTGATTGAAGTCATTGAACTTTGAAGAAAGCCGCTCTTCTACAGTTGCGTTTTCACGCTCACGGATGACTCTTGAGGCAATTTCTTCGGCCATTTTTGCGGCCAGCTTTTTTGCTTGGCCTTTTGTGACGATATCTTCGTCGCCGAGTTTGTCTAGTTCATCTATTTCTGGTGGCCTTTGAGGCGCCTTTAACTGAGCTATCAGCTCTTCTTGTTCTTTTGACTTTCTTTCAAGGTCTTGCATTTTGCGTCGGGTTTCTTTCCAGTTGCGATCTTGGTCTTCCGACTTCTTCGCAAAGGTTTCCGCCTTCTGCTTTTCTTCTGCACTATCATTAGATTCAGCTGTGGGGACAGCTTGAGCGACTTCAGGGTCTTGCTCTACACCCTCGTTAGTTTCATCTGGCATGTGCATTCCTTTGAGATGGCGAGTCTCTTTTCTGCCTATAAGAGAAGCTGATAACCTTACGCAGGCTTAGCGCGAAGAGGGTCACCCTCAACTATCAACTTCAAATTTTAATTTGATGCATTGGGCAATAAGATGTCAAATTATTTTTATATATAGAACGGAATGAGGAGAATTGTTTAAGATTGCTAAGAGGTAATTATGGAAAATGAAGAATACTGGAAAAAAGCTTTGAAAGATTTAGATAAAATTTTTGGAATTCCAGACGATCCCAATTCGGATTGGATTAGTGATCAATATGGGTATTGGCTTCCGTTTATAGATTTAGAAGATCTTTATGAATCAATGAAACATCTTGTGAAATGGAGAGATTTTTATTGTTTCACACGTCGCTTTGAGGAACATAAATATGAGAAAAGGAATTATGAATATTTTCCGATGGAACAAGAATTGGTTTTAAAGCCAAAAATGACAAACCACCCAGGAGATATGCATACCATTGGAATAAAAATAAAAATGGGAATGAGGTTTTTATGAACTGGAACTATTTAGATGAACTGCCAGAAAACGGATCTTTAGTCTGGGTAAAAATACCTGGGAAAAGACCTATAGTTAGACTATTCCAAAACGATTCGTTCGGTCTTGGAGATAGGGACTTTGAAGTTACAGCCTGGGCTAATTATCAGGGTCAACTTCTTTGTGATCTAGAACACCTCGATTATAGGCCACGATCCATTCGACAAGCTTGGGATCATAGCAATCAGCATTCTTCAGAATTGTCTTTGCGTCTTGTGCACTAGGAAGTGTATAGACTAAAGTCATTGTGCCCTTATTGTTATCCACTTCGTAAAGATCATGATCAGCGTTTGGCCATTCATATCGTAGAAAAGAAGCCTGTGGTCTTGTCTGACGTGTGATGTATTTATGATGTAGGACATTGCTCACCATCCCTGCGATTGTCTCTTTCTTCCTTTGAACAATGATATAAAAGGGAGGATCAAACCTCTTACAACCCTCATCAACCGCTTTCATGAGCTCTTCGAAATACTTCGGAGTCATCGACGCAACAGTTTCTTCTACAGTCTGGATCGGCTGATTTTCTTTAGATAAAATATCATAGACAGCCTGTCCAAGCTTGGCGGGATTTTTTTTGATTTTATCACGAGAGACTACAAGATTTTTTTCGAGGCGATGTATTACCATCACCTCTAGTTATCAATAAATTATTTTAAAATCAAGCCTTAGGCTTCGTTTGAGGAGGAGTGACAACCCATTCCCACCAGCTTTTAGTAGGATCTTTAGGTTTGTCTTTTGGCTTTTCTTCAACGACTGGTTCAGGTGGATTCTCTATCACGAAATTATCAGGATCAAATTGAACGGGTGTTAAAACAACAGGAGCATGTGTTGGCATAAGATACCCAACAGATTTATCTATAAACTTCTCAACTTCTTTTTTCTCAGAAGTGTAGAAGAAACGATGGGACTTGGTTAATTTCTGATTGATCAATTTCGTGACGCCACCAAAATGATAGCCGATTGAAAAGGCAATACCACTTCGAACTTGAGGTTCACAATAAGGGGTTACAGAAAGCTTGATGTTGTCAAAAAGAAATGCGCTAACTGTTCCACCATACCCAACTCGCTTTGTTTGATGGTTGAAATTCGTAGTAACACTAAATTCGTATTTTTTCGAAGGCCGATAAGATAAGCAGATTTCAGATACATCATGAAACAAGTATTTATTATCTTCGAATTCTACGCTAGTTTTAACTGGGATGTATCTATTATAAACCAGAGTGAAATGATCATAAAAGATCTCTACACCAGGAATCAGTTGATGATTGAAAAATCCCCAGGAATTGTGATTGCCATAGACGAAATTGCTTCCAAAGCCGAAATTATCGTAGAACTTGCGATAGCCGACTCCTAGCTCATGATGGAACACTTTATGCGAATAGGGATGAGTTAAAGCATGTAAAATAATTATGTTATCATCATCAAGCTCTAAAGTAGACTGATGTTCAAGGTTTAAACTGATTTTAGGCATTGAAAATGGATAACGAGCATCAATGTTAAATCCAACGGATGGCTCATGATAATCAGCAGAAAGCGAAAGTAGACTTAAGATCCCGATAACAAATGTTTTTTTCATGATATTCCTATATTAGTCATAAAATTCTGAGAAGCCCCAGTGAAGCTTATCATCATATTCTTCAAGAGACATTCCTAGCTGACTGGCTTTTTTTTCTCTAATTTCCTTAGCAATTGATTCATATTCCCTAAACTCTGGATGCAAAAGAAGAGATTGTTTGGCACCTTCCCAAGAAGTGGTCATTCGTTCTTACCATCAAAAATATGGTCATATTTCTTATGCCATTCAGTGATTGCTTTTTGAATCTCTTCATGATCTGGCGAATCTTCATCCAAAGAAATCCCTCTCAAACAAAGAGAAGTCAGCTCACATTCAATATTTTGATATTCTTGTTCGGTAAGTCCATATATGGAAGTCATTTCTTTTTCTTCATCATTTTGGCCCCATAGTCGCAGACCTTATCTCTTTTCTTATCCATCTTCTCTAAAGATTTCAGGCTCTTTTCAGTTCCTTTTACCTTTTTTTCAATCTTGCGAATTTGTTTATCCATATCAACCTAATGTTGTAAAAAGGGTATTTGGTCTTTAACTTTCTGTTTTTTTCCGCCAGATCCTGGTACTTCAACGCCCTTATTCTTAAGCACGGTTGCAGCAATCTTTCCAGCTTTCCCTTTGGGTCTAATCATCGCCATATTAGGGGAACTCTTGATCGTTTTTATACCATTTGTTCTCATGAATGCCCGATTCTTCTTCTAAACCGCAAGAAAAATCATTAATCACGCCACTTCTTTTATTATGTGAACGTGAGAAATTCTTGATCATGGGCTCTGAGGGCATGTTAGCAAAGCTTTCGTCACCCATTCTTTTATCAGGCTCCATCTGCTTCTCAAAATCATAGTTTTTGGTAACCCCAAATTCCTTATGATTTTTTTCCACGTTGTAGCGCTTAACAGAACCATTACGACCTTTAGCCACAAAAACTCCTAGTGTTGATTAGACATATGACTACGAGCGCGACCATCTGATCGTTTGTTCTCTTCATCAATACGTGTCATCGTGTCATTTTCTACGGTTGGACCATATTCAACAGCTTTAGAATAGGTGTCCATTTTAACTTCGGTTGGCATATTAGCAAATTTGCCATGGCCCCAAGCTTTCCCTTCTTTTTCTGACTCTCCGTGCATTTGTGCTTTACCCATATGACAATCTCCTGTGTATGGTGTTCTTGAACCTCACTATACTATATATATAAAAATATTTTTAGTCTTTTTTTGGAAATGGCAATAAGCTATGTTGTTATTTTTGAATTCTAACCTCAAAAGGAGAGCTATGAAAAAATTCGTTTTGTCAAATATCGTTATTTTATTTCCCCTGATTTTGTTAGCTGATAATGGTGCTTGTCAACCACCGCAAAAATTGCCCGATGGAAGACCAGCACCAGCAGCTTCTTATGCTAGAATCAAAGACGAGCCTTCTATTTGCTCTGGCGATTTACAGCCAATAGCTAAAGAGCCTCATGAACATCGTTTAAATTTTGGGTTTATGAATCTTGGATATGAAAGAATTATGCCAAACTCAACCTATGTGGGGGCCGATGTAAAACTAACACCATTTTACAATTATGACGCAGATAGTCACCATACATTAAATTATTTCATTAATGGCGAATTGAGAATGGGATATAATCACTCATTTACTAAAAACGATCAGCTTATTCCTTATGGTGGAATTGGATTTTCTGTCTTTAAGTTTGAGAAAAAAGAAGGAAAAATTCGAGATTGGAATTATGCAACAGCAGGAGCAAAATATCTCCACCAATTTGGCGAAATATTTGAAATGGGCCTGAATGTTAAAGCATACCGAAGTATTCAGGAGAAAAGAACTTCTGTGGTTAAGGCAAAAAAAAAGAAGCCTCATCCAGTCATAATTAATACTAATAAAGTAAAAATGCAAGATAAGATGGGAAATAAGCTTATTCTTGTCAATGGGAAGTTACAGGTAGATAAAGATAACGTTATTATGCAGCCCATTCCTGAAGTCCCGCAATTGCCAAATCCAGAGACTGTCATAGCAAAACTAGAGGCTAAAACAGTTTCATTTAAAGACGCGAGTTGGATGTTGGAAGTTGGCATGCCATTTATTTGGCACTTAGGTGAGACTAAGAACTGGGAAATCCAGTTAGAGCCTTACTATATGCAAATCCCAAATGGTAAAAGAATGCACCTCCTAGGCTCTCGTCTCTCTTTTGGTTTCCGCTTCTAGGCAGCGGTTTTTTTGGCAGTCGCTCTTGGTTTTTTCCTTTCGGGGGCGGCTGTTTGTTTCTCTTCAGGCTTTTCAGTGATCAATTTCAAAATCTCAACTGCTTTATGAAGTTGTTCCAAATCAATTGTAGTGAGTTCTTTGACGGCTTTAACCTTACTAAGTTCAGCCTCTTCCATATCTTTATGGGCTGCGGCTCTTCGTTCAACTGCCAAAGCCTGGTTCTCTTGAATACGGCTTGCACGTTCGTGGCCAAGTCCCTGATTTGCGACGGCTCTAGCATGCAGGTCTTCGATTTGTGCCTTAAGAAGTTCAATTTGGGTTTGCTGTTGCATTTGTGCTGCTTGTGACGCTTGCTGCTCTTGTTGAGTAAGGGCATTTGTGAGTTTCTCCTTATTTTGCAATGTTGAAGATTCAACCAATATCTCAGCAGGAACAGGTATGCCAAGTTCTCTAAGCTGTAATAATTGAGCAAATTGCATTTGTCTTTGAGTCGAGGTATTCAAACCATCTTCGACGATACTTTTGTACTTACCAAAGGCTCGATTATAAAACTGCTGTGAAGGCTCTTCTCCTATAACGCGCTGAACTTTTCCTGGAGTCCAATTAGCCTGAACAAGTGATATTCGTATGTCGCCAAGCATCTTTTGAGCGTAGTCTAAATTGTCGAAAAGACCCTGAAGTGTAGTCAAATTAGCGCCTTGACGCAGCATAGAAAGAATGCCTGCTTTATCATCTTGAGCCATACCGAGCAGTTCTTCTGAAACACCTGATATCTCTTGAACTTCTTTGCCGAGTAATTCTGAGAGTTGAATCATCGAAGGAGGGATTTGAGGCGGTTCAATTCTGATAACATCAACGCCTGGCTGAGCATTAGCTTTAAGAGCAAGCCCTCTACCTTGACCTTGCAAGAAGACATCTTTAGGATTGACTAAAGCGTTCTCCTTATACATGAAGCCAGATGTCATTTGAGATTCTAGAATGTCTAATTCAATTATTCGCCGACGGTTATAAAGATATTGGGCATCTCTGAGACCTCGGACCACACCTTGGATTCTCCAAGGAAAGTCAGCCATTTGGGGCTCGTAATAAGCCCAAACCGGAACAAAAGGATAACGATCGATACCAAGAGGATTAGGGCCATTATACATAACTTTGCCCTGTACCACAATGGCAAGCTTGACGGTTTGGATTTCTTGATCGAGAGTGTGTATTTGTGGATACGCCCGCATAAAGTCATTAAGGTCTTCATCTTGTCCTCTCCATTCCATCGTTTCGCCTGTTTGCACATCGCAAAGCAGCTTTTGTTTCCTTGAATCTAAGTACCAAAATTCGTCATAGGTTAATAGATCCTGCATTCCATAATTGTAAGATTCAGGCATAAACTGAAATTTACCATCACGATTGCCCCATCCCTTCATATCCAGGATTTCAGATTCTCTACCAGGAAGCAGCGATTTCACCTGATTTCGAGATAAGTATTTGCGCGTCCAAATATTATTACAATCAGATAAGTCCATCTTCTTGAAATAGGGATCAATGAGATAGCCATTGAACGCGACGTTATCAACTGCAATATCACCATTGACTGGATCATTTCGATAATCCATCCAGACCGAAAGCAAATTCATGCCTGTGACAATCGCCCCATCAAATGCGTCTGAAATCGTTTCCAATACATGATTCTTTTGATCATCCCAAAGAAGGATTTTGCTAAATTGATCAGACGTTTGTTGATCAGAATTCTCAACAGGAGTGCAGATAGTCGACTTGCGATGCTGCCTTTGATGCCCTGTGATCATATTCGTTATGCGACGAATTCGATTGAAATTGAAAGATCTGCGTCGAAATGCAGGAATGTTGCCATAAATGTCATTCCACATGGATTGATCGCCAGCTCTAAATCGCTGATCCATTTCCGCTTCTGACCAAAAAGATTGATTAATTGTGATGTTTTTGGCATATGTATAATCCATTAACTTTAGGATTGAATTGTCTTGGCCTGTATAATAGCTATCCGAAAGTTGGGGAAAGAGTGTCATTTTGACCTAAACCTATGGATTAAAGAATTTACTTTACATTAAACGATATAGAATTTCTTTTCAAAGATAAGGATGCATTCGCATGAGCTCAATAATTTTTGATTCTTTCAACAGCCTTTACAATTATTATTATCAGGTTGGCAAAGACTGGACATCTCTTAAGCAGGCCACGCCAGAAAAAGGCTATGTTTGTCTTCTTAAGATCCAAAGACACTTTGATGAATTTGAGTGTATAAAGGGATCTTTTACTGATGTAGGATGGATTGATAGCAAAGGTGTTAAAATAGAAGCAAAATATAGTATTTCTGAAAATGAATTTGCCGGTGGTGTCATTGAATGGAAATACGACTCCTCGTCAAAAAGTTCATGCGAAATAATTTAAATTCGGAGACACAATGGCATCTAAAATTGGATCAACCGATAAATCGACTTGCTGCTCATGTTTTGGAAGAAGAAAGGATGTAAAACCTTCAAATCCATACCCATTACAAAGATCCCAAAGATTCCATTCATATCGCCCCACTGATATTAATCAGGTTGTTAGTCAAAGCATAGACGACAAGGCTAAAAAAGAAGCACATACTGCTGCTGGTGTTTTTATGCAGATTCATGGGGAAAAGGATGATACCAAATGACTGAATGGATCAGCTTAGAAGATAAAGAAGCGTGGGGAAAAAGACCTAATAAATATAAGTTGCTTTATCCCGATGGTACGATTCAAAAGGTGATTATCTATGGTAATGCTGAATGCGCTACGCTTCAGTTTGATGAGCCGACATATCAAGGTGCGCCAACCCACTGGGCTAAAATATGAACGAATGCCAAAAAAGAGGCCATCGAAGGCTATTCACAACATGTGAAGAATGCAACCAAGTGATAGATCTGAAAACGTTTAAAGCGCCTGATGGATGGATAAGTGTTAAGGACAGATTGCCTGACATCCAAATCGATGTAATAACTTGGTGTATTTCGAATGGAGGGGAAAATACAATGTTTGAAAAATATGAAGGATATGCAGCAATAGAAAGAAGAATAGAAGGTGGTTCTTTTAGAACAGATCTTTTTTTTAATGCCAAAGTTACCCATTGGATCCCCCTCCCATCCCCACCTAAGGAGCCACCGAAATGAATAATTGGGAAGTAGCCCAGTGGAAAGAAGGCAAGACTCTCTATCATATTATCTTAAGAGACTTTGGAATAGCGATGCTGAAAAGAAACTTTAAGGACACGGACACTTTGCATGATCTAGAAGAATTCATTATTGCTTTTCTGAATACGAGATATGCAAGCGAGGGGCCATGGAAAGAAAGGCTAGACAACGATTGAAATATTTTACCCTCATTCTTCTCTTTGCTATCACCTACATTTTCCTCTTTGACTTATGGTGCAGAATCCGTACAATTCAGGACAAACAAATTGAGATCATGGAGAGGCTATAAACAATCATATATTGGAGAAGTTTGAGAAACATTCATTCAAGCATACACTGGTTTTTGCTCTCAGAAAAATCAGCACCCGACTCAACTAGGCTATTCTTTATCACAAAGAATGGACATTGGACAATTGGAACATGGGATTCAGATCATGATCAATACACTGATGATTTTAGCCAACCGATCTATGACATTTTGCTATGGGCTGATATCCCTGACCTTCCCCATACAGGCTACAAAACACAAATCATAGCTAGTCCCGAAGCAGCTATAGCACTTTATAAATTAACCAAACCGTAGTTTAATCATCTCTTTCAATGGGTAAGATATGAGAGTGAAAACAGCAGAAAACTTTGAGAATTTGTTTCATACATTATCTTGGGTTATGAGAATCTGCTATCCAAGTGCAAGTCTTGGCGGTTTGAAATTAAATAAGGGTTAAAATGAAACTCAGCGAAGATGAATTATTTAGAGAAACTGGAAAGCTTTTGTTAGAGCGTTATGACTGTTGGGAAAGGGAAGCCGATATCCCCGCACCGACCGAAAGAGCTATGATTGGTGGTACAAACTTAGGACAAACCACATGTTTATTAATCTTTAAAGGCTGTCCGGATGATTTAACTGCCATAAGAGCCTTTTTGCATAAAAGGAAGATGAAAAAGATCTAGGTAACTAAAACCTTCTCGGAGGCCCAAAGCCGTCATTAGGCTGTTGAAAAAACGGAGGTAAATCCGGCCCTACACCCATAGCCTCGTTATAACTGCGATCAATATCTTTGGCAGACAGCCCACCTTGCTCGCTCAAGAAAAAATGAGAATATAGTGCATACCTGAGCGCATCTAAGGCATGATCACTTTCTTTCTTAGGCTTATCAATCCCTGACTTTAAACTCTTCTCATCCCATACATATGATTGGAACTCGGCGATTAGGTTTCTACACTTACGGCAGATTTTGAATGTCCCTTGATTGAGCAGCTTGGCAACGAATCTGATTCCGTCAATAACGTCGTTTTCTGCGTCATGCAGATTGCTAATTCCGCCTCTAATAATCTCTGCTCTAAAAGATGCAGCAGATGGATCAAGATAAATGGCTGTAACAGCTCGTCCTTCAATAAAGTTTCGAAGATCTTCCGCATATTCTGAATCAGTCTTTTGGCGCTGTATAACTCTCGAGTTATAGTAATATTCATCCTCGACCCAGACATTTGGATACCTATGTTTATTTATCCCAACCAAGACGAAAGAGCAAGGATTAGTCGTCCCATAATCAACCCCTACAATATAATTGGTAGCAGTAGATAAAGGAAAGTCGATAACGTGAATCTTTTCATCGAAAAAGTCATAAACTGCGCCTTCAGCTTGAACCCATTTGCCTAAGATGAATCGTTGATACCAAAGGCCTTTGTATTGTCTCTTAAATAAATCCTTTCTATTCTCGCTGAGTGAGGGATTGTCATCCATCACAAATTGAAACGATACAAGATCGGGGTTGCCCTCCATCCATATTTTAAACCAATGATAAGGTGAGTCCGGATTAGTGGTCCCGAAAAGCTTAGCGCCATCGATAGATAGCCTACCGAGCAGCATAATGAAAACGTTTTCAGGGATAATTGTAACTTCATCAACGTACGCACCGCTGAGTGTACATCCTCGGATTTTGGCTTCGGCACTTGCATCATCGGCTGTGATTACATGGCATTTACGGGTTTTAATGTAGAGCTGGCGTTTACCTCTGAAATACCTAACGTGGTTTCCAAGGATCTTCTGAAGCTCAGGGAGAATATTGCGCTCAAAGCTGTCATAAGTACGAGTAATAATAGCAAAGTCACCAGCAGGGCCAAGATTTGCTTCATCAACGAATCTCCATAGTGATGCGTGTGTTTTACCAGACCTTATCGAACCTTCCCAAATATTGATAGAGGCATGTGAATTGCGAATTGAAAAGAGTTGTTTGGGCGAGAAATAGTCGGATATGCCACTCATTCAAAGCCAGGAATTGGATGCCATTGAAGAAGATCTTCAAGATACCAATCACCGAGTTTGAAATTGGGACTATAGGTTGATAAATTGAAATATGATTCACCTTTATCACTTTTTCGATGAGTCATGACAAACATTTCATTGTTAGAGGTTCTGACTAAAACGTTCTGCAAATCACGGGGCATTTTGTCTATAAACCAATGCCAATCCCCAAAATTTTTGCCTTTTGAATTTGATTGGTATTCTATCATTTTACATCCCAAATTGGTAATTCAGGCAAATGTATCCAATGAGTTGGTGTGACTACATTAGCTCCATAACTTGTCCAATCGTCATCGCCGAAATAGGAACCGAAATCAATAATTGGATCTGGTGAATTCATATCTACAATTAAGACCATTTCGCCGAATTTTGGGATTTCATTTGGAAGCGTATTCCAATCACTCATCACTTATCTCCTTTTCGGATCATCTCCAATATCTTATCTGCTGCACAATCTGCAACCTCATTGATATCTTCTTTATCCCATCCGAATTTATTTCGCATGAACATTTGAAATATAGCAGGCTGACATTTCTCAATTTGGCCTAGCATCATTTGCTTTCCAAGTCCTGTCCAATGCAGAAATGACAAAGCTTGAGCGACTTCTTTGTGTATGGGCGGGAACTCAATTGGATCAGCAAGAATGTATTTCTCGATGGTTTGGTGTGTACAAGTCAAAGTTTCATGCTTAAATACAAAAGCTTCTTTAGATTCTCCAGAGGCTATGTGTTGGCAATATTGACGGTAGGCTTCTTGACGAATACTTGGCTCTTTCAATTTCGTTCCGTTCTTATTGCCTTTAGGAGCGCCTGCCATTATTCCCACCATTTCCAAAATGATTTCACTTTCGGCTGCATTTGAATTTGATCTTCCAATTCCTTTTTCATCTTATACATTTCGTAAACCAATTCTTCTTTGATTTCATCAATCAGATTTTGACGCTCATCTCTGATATCAGCCAATTTTTCATCAACAAGCTTTTCAACTTGTTCCATTACCCATTCATCAACATATTTAGATACGTTATCTTCGATAGTCCATTGAAGGTCAACTATCTGCTCGTGCTTCACTATTTCCACCATTTCGGGAATAAGCTTTTCTTCTTATTGATTTCCTTCGCCATTTCAGATTTCAATCTAAATTCCATTTCTTGAAACTTCTCATGAATGAATATCATGCACTCTTGTATCTTCTTATCTAAAGCATCTTGCAGTTCTTTAGGCAGATTTGACATGTTTAATACCTCATTTGAAGTGCGACTTCAGCCGAGATCATATCTTTGAGGTCATAGAAGGTTAAATCTGAGATGTCCATTATGCGCTTTTTTGAAGCTGCTTTCTTGACTTTAACTTTCACTTTCTTCGCTCTGCAATTAGTAACAGATTTGTTTAAAAACCGACCCGTTTTGTCTCTTTTTTGCATAGATGCTCCTATTGCTTAAGGTGTAGCATTAAAAGAATTTTTATGTCTAGATTTAATCTGACCATTAGGTTATTATGTAATGCATAATCAAGTATATATCTTGAGAAAACCAAAAAGGAGAAAGCCAATGAGTAGCATAAATTACATAAAAGTGTGCCAGTTTTTACCACGAATGTCTGATATTGAAAAAAGTTCTTTGCTTGCAGATCTCATTGGTGCGGATTGTTATGGTACTGCATCTTTATGTATGAAGTTTTTGAAAGCAGATGATTTTGTAGGATTTAAAAATCATGTAATTGAAATGAATGAAACAGGTCAACGGCTTAAGGAGAATATTAATGCGCTCTCTAAAATTGCTCCGTAAATACACAGGGTGTCGCTATCGCTATTATCCTAACTGCGAAGCCTCAATCTGGCTCTGTCAATTGCTGAATCGTCGTAGCTTGACTAAGGGACAAATTGAAGGGTTTCGCAAGTTTTTGGGCATGCAAATTGATATTGAGATTTAGCCATTTAACCCCATTATAAAACCTATTAAAAACATAAATGCACCTACAGATATACAAATTGCTTGAAAATCCGTCATGCCCTCCAAATCTCCAATATCCTATCTTTCAATCTTCTAAACAATTTCGGATCTTCAACCTTTTTAATCACTTTCGAGGCCATTTGCGAAATCTCTGATGCTCTCATTCTAAGCATATTTGGATTTTCGAAATTCGCGTGAATCTGTGTCAAATCAGGAAATTTAAGTCTCATTTTTGCTCCCAGGCAATTTCTGCCATTTCTTTAGACCAATTTATAAAATCTTCTTTTGAATGTCCTAGCGCTTTATGAAGCTGAATAAATCCACATCCTAGGGCTGCAAAAGCTAAAACTGGATCTGTTTTGGTTTGATCAAGCGACATCAAAAGTTGATTAGCCAAATCAAGAGCTTCATCCGGATCAGGTTTCTTTTTTGTCATATAGTCCGATAATATGTATTATGTTGTAAAAATCAATTTTGATATTTACCCATTTCTACCCATATATACCCAAAAGTAGCTATAACCTATAATTTGTGGGTATAACTCGCTGTTTTTTTGGCCAAGCCTTAACCTGGCCTTAAAAGATATTACTTCTTTTTTGGAATCTTAGCCCCAGATTTTCTGGCAACATTAAGAGCTATGGCTATTGCCTGTTTAGTCCCTTTCCCCGCGCCTTTCTCCATCTTTATGTTATGACCGATTACAGATTTCGAAGTTCCTTTTTTTAAAGGCATTGAATTTCTCCTGTGAATTTTTAATTTTTGTTATTTTAATTCTTCTTTCCCTTCCTATACCAAAATGAATTCTGTAGTGACAGTTGGCACATAAAATTTGCAAATTTTTGATTTCATTATTTTTCCGGTCCTTATCTCTATGATGAACACAGAGAACCTGGTAATCATCAATTTTACAAATTTCACATTCATGGGGTAACCAAGAAAATGCTTTGTAGAAATATGCAACATTTGAATGAACCATCTGAAAAAAACCACTACAATCTCTAGAGCAAAAATAACAGGCATTATTGAAAGCCCTTCTTTTAAAGGGTATTTGGCAGAATTTGCATATAAAATCTTTTTTTTGTGCATCAGGCCTACTTCTTTCTTTACAGGCATCGGAGCAATAAAGGGCATAAGCAGCTTTCTTAGTAAAGTTCTCATTGCACAATTTGCATACTCGAACTTTTTCAAGATGATTATATCCACTTTTCCCCTTAGGAAATGCTTTACCTTTAATATTTTTATGGCCCTTATTGTATTTCCCTCTAGTAGAGATGTGATAACAAAGGCGCGAACAAAATTTCTGACCAAATTCTATTGGTTTCTGACAAAGATGACATAAATTTAACATTAAAACCACCCTTTAGTGGTATTATATCGAATTTGTGAGAATTTTGCCAGCTACGTTAGTTCACCGCTTCAGTTTTAGTCACAATAAAGCCTTCTTGTCTTGCTTGATGAACGAAGTTTCCGAACTTTTGAGCAAAGTCGATAAGTTCAGCGGAAAGCATGGCTCCCTTTTCGCTAGTTGGTAAAAAATATTGATGCAGGCCGATAGCAAATGTCATCAATTGATAATCATAGTTTATGGCTTGTTTGAGTTGATCTGGGGTCATATGTCTCCTTTATTGTTTTGTGTTTCAGGCCATGGGTGCACTTTTATCTCTACTCCTGGCCTTTCAGAGTAGTATCTAGATGATGTTATTTTATAACTCAAGCGATCATTTTCGATTACGATACCTTGCAGGCAATCTTCATAGAGTTTTTGCATGTTGGTAGTATCGGGTGAAGTGGGCAGAATTTCTCGATCAATCTTTCTTTTTAGATCTCGTTTTGAAATATTCTTTTGAAGAGGTATCAGAAAAATGAATTCCAGTGCCACAAAGCAATTGAGAAGCGGTCCTTTATATTGGCTCTTTATCTGCCAGCGGATGAATTCTTTTTCTTTAGACTTTTTATCGTAGAATCCATTGCGCCCTTTTGTCGGGGCTACCCATGGGGTTGGATCACAATCAAGACGAAGTTCGATCATAAGTCTTTATTTAGACCGAATGGTTTTTTTAGTCTACTGAACTTTTATGGCTAGCATCTGATCGACCAGGGATTCGCATTCATATTTCACATAATTAATATTTTTATAACTAGGATTGAAAAGCAGGCTGACAGGAAATCTTTTTTTCATTTCTTCCAAATCTTTTGAAAATTGGAGCTGAGGGAATGTTTTCTTTATCAATTCCATACTAGGTAAAATGTCATTTAAATGGGCACAATCAAATCCAATCCAATATTGACCATTTTTTTCATCTTTCTTACCAAAGGTTATGCCACCATGAACATCAGCATCAATTTCAAATGGGTCCATTTCTTTCCAGGGATGATTATCGGGAACTTGAATATATCCGTTAAAATAGCCACCAAAAATATGAGCAGTTCCATCATTTTTTACTGCATCATTAGCCGCCATCCGAAAAACCTTGCATTTTACATTTTTAAATTCCCACTCAAGAATATCAATCTCTTCTACCCATTCACCATGCCCCCACCATTCAAGTTTTTGTTCACTAGTAAATATATGTTTTCCTGTCATGGTAAAACCCCCATTTCTTTAGGCGAAACTTCCCTATTTGTCGCCTTATACACTCTAATCGCCAGATCAAGAGTTGGAATGGCTCCCCTTTCTATAATATTTATAGTCTGACGGCTGATCCCATGTTTCTTACACCATTTGGTCTTATTGACACAATGAGTTGTAAAGTAGTCTTTTAATTTCATATGCCTCCAATTTACATATTTTTCATTGTAACACTTGACGATTAATCTGACAATATCGTAAACTCAAAATCGTAAAAAAAAGCCCCCTACATGAATAGGGGGCAGGTAGCAATCTGAAACTACCGAACAAGTGAGGTACACATGTCTGCACAACAAGATATCAATCTTTGGGAATTTCTCGATAGCAGAAGTTTCGAATCAACACAAAATTTGAATTTATTGGCAGCCGTGTTATTACAAAACAAGGATGTGCTTATGAATGCTTACGGTTGGGAATACGAAGAGTGGATTGATGAAACAGGAGAGGAAATAGATGACGGCGAGGACGCATACTTTAACGCTCGTAAACAAGAAGAGGAGAGAGATTATGACATCATTACAACACTATGAAGAGAGTGACGATTTTGCAAGACAATTAGCTACCTGGACGAATACCTATATGAAAGGCGCGACTCCAGATGAGCTGACCTTATTCGCTAATGTATGCAAGCGTACTGGATTAAGTCCAGAGATGAAGCAGATTTATCCAGTTCCAAGATGGGATTCAAAGCTTGGGAAGAACGTATTCAGCTTTCAAACATCTATTGATGGATTTAGATTGATCGCTGAAAGAACAGGTCGCTATGCACCAGGCAAACAGGCTGACTATGCTTATAATGATAAAAATGAAGTGATCTCTGCGACTGCTTACGTTAAGAAATGCACTCAAGATGGAACATGGCATGAAGTGGCTGTCACTGCTTTTTATGAAGAATATGTTCAGCTCACTAAAGATGGGAAACCAACCCAATTTTGGGACAGAATGCCTCATGTGATGCTTGCTAAATGCGCTGAAAGTTTAGCCCTACGCAAGGCATTTCCAGCAGAACTTAGCGGTCTATATACTCAAGAAGAGATGGCGCAAGCTCATGTTGAAGAAAAACCAAAATCTGAAGTTATTTCACAGGACCAATGTGACGAAATAAGCAGACTCTTAGAGCCTCTAGATATTGATTACATAGAAAAATTACTGGATTGGGCACAGGTGAAAGGATTTTCCCAACTTCCTGTTGCTAAATATGAGGCCGTTTTGAAATCTATCAACAAGCAACTCGCTACGCTGGAGGCAAAATAATGGAACAAGGATCGCAAGAATGGCATGACTTAAGAAGAACGCGTATCGGATCAAGTGACGCGCCAATAATTATGGGAGCGAGCCCCTGGAAAACGGCCTATGAATTATGGTTTGAAAAGGTCACGGGAGCTACACAAGAACAAACTCCTGCTATGGCTAGAGGTGTTGCTTTAGAAGAATCAGCCAGACAAAGATTCCAAGAGAAAATGGGAATCATGATGATGCCTAAAGTTGTAGTTAGTCAGAAGAACGCTTGGCAAATGGCTAGCTTAGATGGGATCTCTTTTGATGGTACATCCATTCTAGAGATCAAACATGCCAATAGAGAAGTGTTTGAAAGGGCTAAACAAGGTGATCTTCCAGATTACTACAACATCCAGATTCAACATGCTTTGGATACGACAGGGGCAGCAAAATGCTATTACGTGGTATCTGATGGAGAGAAAGATGCCTATGTTGAAGTGTTCCCAGATCAAGATCTGATAAAAGAGATACGAGAAGAAAATGAGAAGTTTTATGAGTATCTTATGAGTAAAGAGCCTCCTCCGCTGACTGATAAAGACTACGTTGTTATCGAAGACAAGGAGTTTATTGATCTGATGCTTGAATATAAAGATGTGAAACATGAGTTGGATATTTTGAAGGACTGCGAACAAGTGATTCGTGAGAAATTGATTGCACTGGCAAAAAATAAGAACGCGATCTGCACTAAAGGTAAGATGACTAAATCTTTCAGCAAAGGGCAAGTTGACATGAAGCTTGTTCCGGAACTCATCGGAGTGAACCTAGAGCCATATCGTAAGCCACCTTGCGAAAAATGGCGCATCACTGTTATTAATGAAGATGGAGCCTAAAAAACTTCTTTTTTCATATCGATCCTTCTTGGGCCCCATCGGTTATCTGGTGGGGTTTTTTTCTTGAATATCCATCTTATGTTCAATCACTTTTGGCTTTCTAGGCGCATAAGGTCCTCTTTTGCGAGTCTTTATTTTTTGAGCCTGATCAATAACTTCCGAAGCCTCTCTAAGATCATCAAAATAACTCTCCAGATAGTCCAGTTTCTCATTCGTTTCAATGTTCATCTCAACGATATCACTGAATTTTCTAATAACCTCTTCCCATTGCTCAGACATTAATCTCGCATCATCGTCTCTAATTTCCTGCTCACGCCTAGCCATTTTCTTAAATTGTCTAGCTGTTAAAATGTTCATGATCCCATTGACGATTTGAATTAAAACGAATATCCCTATTGCTATGAGTAAAATCAACATAAAGTCCTCGGGTTGTATAATATCAAGGCCATCTAAGTGATATAACCCCAATTCTTCCCTTGTCAAATGGCCTCGATTTGATAAAGTTTGAAGGGGACAAGTTTAGAAAAAAGTGGCATTTTCAATCTAGCTTCAAGTTGCGCTTGCTCTAGATCTGGGAAGAAAAATTCCATCTGAGCTTCATTTTCTGCCTTCTTGAACTGTTTTTTGACCCAATAAGTCCGATAGCACCACTTATCGTAGTCAATCCCATATTTTGATAGAACATAGTTTAGAAACGATTCTTGTGGTTCATCAAGGTAATCCTTCTCAAAGTACCTGATAATGAATTCTAGGGCTTCCCATTCCTTAAATCCATCGATTGTCTTGGAATAGTTGACTAGAGCACGAATTTTCTTCCAATTCTGTGCGTGTTGGAAAGATTTTTCGTTGTATGTTTTAATTTTGGTTTCAAGATGGGATTCAAGATTATCTTGCATAAGGGCTCTCCTTTTTATTAGCACTTAATATCTTAGGAAGAAATTTTTAATTGATCAAGTGAAATGTTCAGTTGAAAACAGTGATAGACAAGTTTTAGATATGTTGATTAGGATGGACTCTAGAAACACAAAAGGAGGCCCCGCAAGGCCCCCATTTGATATGAGATACGTAAGAATGTCTCTATCTTAGATAACTTCAAGATATTCGAAAAGCGAAATATCTTCAAAGAAAAAGTTACCAAGCGGGGTCTCCATTATAAAAATGGAGATCAAATGAACTTGAATTTAGACCTTCCTCTCTCAGCTTACGCCCTCTTTTACCTTCAACTCACGACAGGACAACGAAAGATCTTTCAATATCTGCGTTGGTATCAGAATCGATATCCGGATAAAGCTTTTCCAAAAATGGAAAAAATTGCTCTTTTTTCTGGTCTTTCGATAAGGGCTGTTCAGAAATTCTTCGCTAAATTAAAAAATAAAAACATTAAAGAATTTTATTTAACTGTAAGCCCACGTTATAACAAAAGAGGTGGAAATACAACTAATCAATATGTATTAAATAAATCTTTTAAAATGAGCATGGACTGGTTAGAAATCCATGGCTTTTTGAACTCACCCAAGAAAAAGACCGAATCCATTATTTTGTCTATGCAAAATGAAGAAAAAGTTCACCCCCCCACCCCTCAAAAGTTCACCCCTCTTAGTAAGGACTATTCCTTTAGTAAAGAATTTAAAGAACAAGAAGCGTCCGTTCATTATTTATTGAAAGAAATCAAGATCGATAAGGCAGTCAAAATCTGGGCAACAGAGAAAGCTACAGATTATGAAATCTATACAAGCATTGAAGCTTGCCACTATCGACAACATCATGGAGGAGTTAGAAATCCGACTGGTTATTTTCTTGGGACATTAAAAAATATCATATATAAAAAAAGAACCCTGTGAGGTATGCAAATGTACAAGAGGCCAGAATGTCCGAAAACTCCGATCTTGAAGAATTTTCACATACGTGTTTCGAAGACGAAGCGGATATGCTTGAGTTCTGCTATGAGAAGATCGAGAATAGCATCTTCATTTGGGCTTTGTGGTGTAAAACATTTGCTCCCGAAATGTCTGACGAAGTATCAAGATCGCTGGCCATTGAATTTCTCATAGAGATTCATAAGCAGATAGCACCTAGGATTTCGATTGATGTTGGAAGAGATGAAACTGGGAATATTCTTTTAGGTTTCATTAGGAAATACAGAGAGAAGAAGAAAGATTCGGATTCTACTCAGAATTCTTAGAGACCCAATACATTAGATGACTGACGAATGAGATGATGAACCCGATGGCTATCAAATTTAAGTAGGTCATAAATATTCATCTAACATATTCTTGGCAAAAAGGCAAATTCATGAAAAAAATCATAGCATTCTTGTTGATAACCATTAGCTGTTTTGGGGATCTTTCTACTGGAAATGAGCCAGTTTACAAAATAGCCTGGGAACTATTCAACCATGGAGAAAAAGAAGTAGCCATTAAAATGTGCACCACTCTTTTAGAAGAAGAAATATCAAATATTGACAGGCTTCATTTTTTAGCGGCCTTAACAATTTTTACAAATGATGAAAATCCTAGAGAGGCATTACAACAATTGATTAAAGATGATCTGGATTGTCTATATGAATATAAATTATATTACAATTAAATTAGAAGAGCAACGCCCCAGAAAAATTCGTAACCTTTTGAGTAAGATCTCCAATAATATTTACAGTTTTTGTTCCTCCAGCTATCACAATTTGAGACAATACTGTATCTCCTATTGATAGATGAACAATTGTAACAGCGTCCCAATTTAAACCCCCATCTCCTGCTGCACCGGCTGCCTGCCTAAAGGGACTTCCTCCTAATCCTCTATAAATAACGCCATTTATAAACAAATTAACTGACCCATCTGTCATAGCAGCTGTATATCCAAATGAATTTATGCTAGTTGAAAATATATATGTACCTGCAACAGAACATGTGAAAATTCCTGTAGCATTATTATAATTCCCAGCAATATCAAAAACTTCGGTGTCAAATATTACGGTGTAAGCTGTTGCATCGCCAGTTACATTATTAACAGTTGCTGAAAGAAAAGCTAAAAA